CCATAGAAAAAAGGCACTTCATTACTATACTGCCCCCACTCGCCAAGACAATACGGTAAGTACTTTGACGGATTGGTAACTTTCAAATTCTCATACATCGCAATTCTATCTGCTGTAACATTTGTAAGATTATCAAGATACGTTGAATGAGTAGCACGATACTTTGTTTTATAAATTTTTCCTTTGATTTCAAAATCAATTTCCTTCGTAAAATTCTTATCGTTGGTATGAGAAAAGTAGTTTTTGTACAACCAAAAATCCTTTTTATCAGTTACACCTTTTGGTAGTTCAGGATTAAAAAGAAAGTACTGCTTTACTTTTCCTATTGAAGTTCTAAGCGTTGTGGTAATAGTCGTAAAATCTTCAATAGTTATCTGGTCGCCCTCCTCATACCACGCGTGTGACGGATTTCTTATAGATTTTAACTTAGTAGGGTTATCACACCCCCTGCTAATGAATTTGTTATTATTTACGATGCAAATTATCTCCAAAGGTGCGGTTTTGAATTTGAATAAATGCCCAATTCCCCAATCCTCCACTATATCTTTAATAGTCTGCCACTGACTATCTTTTATACTTTCGTGAGTTTTTTTAATCATTATACACCGAAAGTAAGGCAGTTGTAGGCAGTCAATTATTAGCTTTTGAGCGGTAAAATGCGACTTGCCACTATCACGTCCACCATAAAGAAATTCAATATCAATATCATTTGGTTCTAAAATATGCCTGTAAGTGTCAAGAATAGTACTACTATCTATTCCTAAGTTTAACTTTTTCTTTTGCAAAACCATTAATCAACACGTTTACCATCAATTATAGTTATAACAACTTCATCAGGAATAAAGTTTTTATTCGTTAATTCAACTTGCGTAGTTGCATACTCGCCAAGCCTTTTACTTAATTCAATTCTTAAATCATTGATAGTTTTTTGAATTAAAAGAACAATCTGAATAGGCAGACTTTCCGTTGCAGATACTTTTTGCCCTAAGATAAAAGTCGTCTTTATTTTACCTGATAAAACATCTTGATAATACTCAATATCATTTTGTAATTCCAAATCTCTTTCAAATTTTGATTTTAAGCCCTTTTCAGCGACTTTCTTTGCTTCGGCTAACCGTACCCGTTCAATCTCCTTTTGCTGCTTTTGCAACTCTGATTGATAGGTAACTTTGGCTTCTTTAAAATGATTATAGAATGTCGTTTCAGGCAACTCCCAATTACTACTTATTTCTTCCAATATTTCCTCTGTCGCATATCCTTCCCTCAACAGCTTTAATATCTGTTTAACGGATTCAGTTTTTGATATGCGTTTTTTCGTGGTCATTTCTTGTAACTTTCATTTAAAATCTTCGGTGCTGTCAACTCCCAACGGCAAACGGCAGACTGAATCCGTGTTTTTTCAATGAAGCTTTCAGGGCATCCAAATTGTTTTGAATCTTCACGTCCTCGGGTTGAATCGCTTTTAGATTCTGCCAATCTACTTCGATTAATTGCTTTATCCTATTTTTAATCATACTACAAATATAATAATAATTTCATTAGTCTATCATAATAAGGCTTAAATGTTTTATTTCCGCTATTCCTTTCTAAAAATGAAATATGAGTATCAATGAATTTCGGCACATCAGAAACAAAAGTAGCACTATCAAGCTGTACTTCTTTTATTTTAATATTTTTGAGTTTTATTTTTAATTCTGAAATATGCATATAAACAATTAGTCTTATTTCTTAAACAATGTAAAATACCCACGCCAAGCACCTTAACGTTAGGCGTGATAGTATGACCGAACTAACGCTTGAATTTCGTCAAGATATTCTCTGAAATTATAGCCTTCTAATTCGCAAATCATTTTATCAATCTCAATATCAGCTTTTATTTTTTTAATCATTCCTTTTCTTGCATTTTCTTGCAATTCAATAGGATTATGTTTTATATCTTCTTTTTCATCAACAACAAAAGCACTTACAGATAAAACAAAAGCATTATTTTTTATTTCTTCAAATGAAGCTGTGTAACTTTTACCGTTTTCAGAATTAATAAATTCTATATCTGTTGTTTTTTTATTCTTTTTAAAAACAATACAGCAGGTTGCTATTTTAGTATCTACAAACTTATCTCCAGCAATATATATTACTTTTTCAATTAAGTTATTTTCAACCATCCATTGACGTATTTTGCCTTCTGAATTTCCCCGATATAAAACACCTGGAAAATTTAAAACAACTGCAATTCCATTATCTGAAAGCAAATGAATGATGTGTAGCATAAATGCATAATCCGCTTTACTTTTTGGAGGAATAAATGAACATTTTGTAAATCTTTCATCCATAAACAAACCTTTCGGAGGATTCCAATTAATTGAAAAAGGAGGATTTGCTACAATGCAAGAAAACTTTTTATCCATAAATGCAGGATTTGAAAGTGTATCGCCACAAAATCCGTTAAAATTTTTCAATCTTTCATTAGCTACAACTAATTGATGGTCGTTTATTTCTTGTCCAAATTTTTTTACATTATCATCAAAAACAGAAAGTAAAGAACCATCGCCACACGTTGGGTCATATACATCTGTTATTTCAATATCAACCAGAGATTTCATAAACTCTGCCAATTCTGGTTGTGTATAGAAAATACCTTTTGACTTAAATTCTTCCTTTATTGATTTTAAATTAAATTTGCTCATTTGTCCTACATTTATTCGCCAATCTGAGAGTTGTACACAATTAAAAAAGGGTCAGTTGCTTTTTATGAGCTTCCAGTCTTTTGCTTGCTTTAGTGTAGTAGTCCTTATCAAGTTCAATTCCAACCAAATCATATTTCAAGTTAAAACAGGCTTCTGCAATGCTCCCGCTTCCTAAATGCGTGTCAATTATTTTGTTTCCACTTTCGGCATAATTCATTAATAACCATTCATACAAATAAACAGGTTTTTCTGTTGGGTGTATTCTAATCGTTGGCTTACCCACACCTTTTATATTTCCTTTAGTTCCGTATCTATTGCCATCCCACATATATTCAACGTATTTAGCCAACTTATTAAAAGAAGTCCAAGCCATTTCAACATCTGCTCTATTATCGTGGTGGTTTAGTTTGTTCCAACAGATAAAACCTTTACATCCTTCTTGCCATAAATGAGCAAAATAATTGCCTCCCCAAACAATTTGATTCTTACTTATTCGTTTAAGTTCATCAAAGTATTCATTACTTGGTATTTCTGCATCCCAGTTTTTTGCTTCAAATTTATTTCTACCAATACTTCCAGTTTTAGCAATATTTAATCCATAAGGTGGGTCAACAATAGCCAAATCAAATTGTTTATCCTCGCATTGCTTCATATAAAGCAAGCAATCCATATTCAGTAATTCTATTTTAGGTTCGTGCATAATTCTTTTTTTTAACAGATGTACAACACAGGCTATAAGTAATAGCGGTGTCGTGCTTTCCGTTAGGTTATTTTTATTTATTAAGTTTCTGCTCATTCAATAATTTTTATGTGTCAATCCGCTACTACTCATAGCCAAACCGTTATGCACAAGTTTAAGAAAACAACGTCCGTGCATTTATTCGCCAATCTGAGAGTTAGTGGCAATACTCAGAAGCCCTACGAACAGCAACATCGTAATATTGTTTTTCCTTTTCTATTCCGATACCTATTCTATTGTTTTTTATAGCTGCTAAAATTGTTGTTCCGCTTCCCATTGTGTTATCTAAAACTGTATCGCCTTCGTTAGTGTATGTTTTTATAAGATATTCCATAAGCTCTAAACTTTTTTGCGTTGTATGGCTTTTTGCTTTTTGGTTAGCATTAGTAAATTCCAAAATAGAACTTGGGTAATAATCATCATTAAAATTATCAATAGGAGTTATTTGTCCGTAAACTTCAAAATCTTTTGTTGGAGCAATTTTTTTATTTCTCATTTTACCTTTTGTCATTTGCGGATTATAAGTTGGTTGTTTTTTATAAAAAACTACAATATCCTCGTGTTGTCTTAAAGGCATCCGTTTACAATTCATCATTCCTACTTTCATTTTTTTATCCCAAACAAGCGAATATTTAAAATCCTTAATATTTGAATTTATTAAAGTAGTTGTAAATGGTTGAGAGCCAAACAATACAATTGCTCCGTTGTCTTTTATCACTCTTTCATATTGCTTCCAAAGTAAATCCAAGTCCAAAATACTATCCCACTTTGCTCTTGTAGTCCCATAAGGTAAATCGCAAATAATAGCATCAATTGATTTGTCCTCAATAAAAGGAAAAACATCGAAGCAGTCTGCGTTTATAAAAGTACTGCCACTAACATCGGTTTTGTGCAAGTGGGGGTTTTCTACTATATTCATATTTTCGTTTTTAAATTAAGTTTATTGGTGGGTTGAAACTTTCGTGCTTTAATGCCCCACCTGCACAAAGCCTTTTCCGTTGGGCGTTATTTCACAACCACTTCCATGACTTTGCTTTTTCAAACTGACTTTCAAGTTTTTTTCTCTTTTTTAAATCCGTTGCGACATTATGTA